TGCTAGATGCACAAATATCCATCGAACAAGACAACGTGAACGTGTCACGCACCACGTTACAACAATTAGACAAAGCAGTTAGTAACTTAAATGATAGTAGTCGGGTGGAACGTGCCATTCAAGTTCGCAACTTACAACGCCGAGAACGTACAGATTTAAATTCTATAATTGCCACAAGCAATCAAAAGATTGCTGAATTAAAGAAGCAAAAGGCAGAATTGAATCTGGGGCAAAGAAAGTTGGAAACAGAAGTAGGACCTATTAAATATGTGGCACAGTTAGTATATGGTGCTGATGACACCAACACCATTGACAAGGCGGTTCGATTACTTGTGTTGTTGTTAATCTTTGTATTTGACCCGTTAGCCATTCTCATGGTGATTGCCGCCAATATGTCCATGAAAAAAGAAGTGGCGAAAACGGTGTTACCACCTACAAAGAATTTTGCTGATGCCATTTCCAAATCAGAACCTGCCACGAAAGTGGAAAACACCACAAGCATGGAAATGGATTGGAATCCTGGAAGTTGGTTCCGTATTGTGAAATCTCCTAAGGATAAGTGATTGAAATATAAGCACTTAGCGGGACTTGACAAAAACAGATAAAATCGTTATATTTCATACATACTCTAACACATGGAGGCTGTATGGATGGTATCACGAAGGAAGGTATTCGCAATCTTCTGCGAAATGCAGTTGTGACCGTCACGTTCACTAAGGCAGACGGTACAATCCGAGACATGAAGTGCACACTCTCTCCTGATTTTCTTCCGGCACAGGAAGTAACCGAGTCGAAATCTTTCCGTAAGATTAGTCCTGATAGTTGTCCGGTCTGGGACATGGAGAACCAGGCATGGCGGTCGTTCCGCTGGGATAGTATTAGCAAGATTTCTCTCCTTGACAAAGAGGTTTATAATGGCTAATCTTCATTTGGTTCTTCCTCCGGCGTCGGAAACTTCCATCATTTCCGAAGAGCCAACTTGGGAAGGTGCTGTGAAGAATTACAATTCTGAAATGCTTCGTGGATTGAATTGGCATAACTATTGTGCCAACGAGAAGGATTACATGAAGTACATGGAGCAATGGATCCGTGAATATCGTCCGAATACTGCCAAGAAGGATGTTGCTTCATGGAGGAATCACGGCGATATTCGTCCGACCATTTGTGCTTTGGCAAGAATGCAACTTCAAGGATTTCCTTTGTCGGCAAAGGATAGTCAGCACATCCGGGATTATGTCCTGGAATTTACTGGCATGATGGCAAAGAAGGTGTCCCCTATTTCCACACCTGTGGTGAATCGTCCTAGCATTCAGGATAGAATTCGCGCACAAGTATCTTCCATCTTGGCAGACCTTGATGGTCATGTGGATGATGCCTTTGATGGTGTTCTTCCTTCTTCAGATGAGCTTGCTGGCAAGATTCTGACACAGAATTTCAAGGGCCCTCAGCTCAAGTTGATTCAGCAATATCTTCGTAGGAATCTAGCTGAGTGGCATTCTGCTTACGCTGGCGAGGATGACCAGCTTGTGGAAGGATATGCCTATGTAGGCAAGAGAAACTTCAAGAAGATTATTGATGTTTTCTCCGAGGTGATGTCTCGCATCTCTCAGGAGCAGACCAAGGTGAAGTCCTCTAAGATTCGTAAGAAGAAGCCTGTGGACAAGAAGAAGATGGCAAGCAAGATTCGCTTCAAGGCGGAGCATGATGGTATCAAGTCCTGCAATCCTGTGGACATCATTGGTGCCAACATGGTCTGGGTGTATGACACCAAGAAGCGCCGTCTAGGATATTATGAGGCAGAGGTGACAAACAGCTTGTATGTGAAGGGTCCCAAGATTTATGGATTCGGCACCACGTGTGAAAAGATTCTTCGTAAGCCTGAGGAACAGCTGGCTGAGGTGATGAAACTGCGAAAGAATCAGACCGTGAATTGGTTTGATGGCATCAAGGCGAAGTGTAAGGCTTTGAAGGGACGTACTTCTACTGACCTACTTATTGTGAGGATTGATTAATGACACCGAAGAATAGATTTGACATGGAGCAGGAAATCATGAACTGCTGGCGAGTCACAGATGATATTGATTCTGTGGCACACTTTGTTGGTGACCTTGAAATGGAAGCCACAGACAAGGATGCAGTGCTAAATATGCTGATAGGCATGAGGCAATTATATCAGGTGAAGTTTGAAGTGTTGTTTGATACATTTGAGGAGTTGATTCATGCAGGTGAGTTGAACGCCAACTTAAAGAATTTTAAGTGGGAATGGCCCGAGAATTTTCCAGAAGGAACCGAAGATGATAATAGTTGATTATAGTCAAACAGCAATCAGCACCTTGATGGCGGAGCTTCGTGGACGTACTGATGCAGAAATCAGCACTCCTTTGATTCGTCACATGATTGTGAATGCATTGCGTTCATATAAGAACAAGTTTGGTAAGGAGTTTGGTCAACTTGTGATTGCCTGTGACAATAAAAAGTATTGGCGTAAGCAAATATTCCCATATTACAAGGCGAACAGAAAGAAGGCGCGAGATGATAGTGGCTTTGATTGGCATGCCATTTTCGAGGCATTGAATCAAATCAAGCAGGAGCTATCCGAGCATTTCCCATATCCTGTCATTGAAGCTGATACAGCCGAAGCAGATGATATTATTGCCTCGTTGGTGTTCTATTCACAGGAAAATGATTTAATTCAAGAAGGCTTGGACATGGTGCCCCAGCCTGTTTTGATTCTTTCAGGTGACCATGACTTCACACAGCTTCAGCGTTACAAGAATGTGAAGCAGTATAGCCCGATTCATAAGAAGTGGGTGAAGGCTGAAGCCACGCCTGATGAAATTGTCATGGAGCATATTCTGATGGGTGACAAGGGAGATGGTGTCCCCAACTTCTTGTCTGCCGATGATGTGTTTGTGTCAGGTGGTAGGCAGAAGCCTATTCGAAAGAAGGATTTGGAAACTTGGAAGAAGCAAAAGGTGGAAGATTGGAATGGTACACCTCATGAGGTGAACATTAAACGTAATGCTCAATTGGTGGACCTCCGATATATTCCAGAAACAATTCAAGAATGTGTTATAAATAGTTACTCATCACAGAAAAATGTGCGTGACAAGTCTCAACTATTGAACTATTTCATTGCACACAAGATGAAGAATCTTATGGAGCACATCACGGAGTTTTAATATGGAACAATTAAGTGTGAAAATGTTGTTGAATGAAAAATTGGATTGGATTGCCAAAGGCGCCACACTCCAAGAACAAGTGGAACGCACCAAACAAGTTGCCAAGATTGATTCAACATTTGCGCCATTGATGCGCATGGCAGTATTAGATGCTGAAAAAGTGGTGGGTATGCCTACAGGAATGCCTGAAACGTATAAGCCAGACACTAGCATGCCTGATGGCTTTGCCAACACGGATGCACGTGCTGAATTTCGTAGAATAAAGAATTTTCAAGCAAATGGTAGCATGCAAAAAGTGGCAAGTCATCAACGAGAAAAACTTTGGGTACAAATGTTGGAAGGCATGCACTGGAAAGAAGCCAATGTCATGGTGCATATCAAAGACCAAACACTTCTTCAAATTTACCCAAACATGAGACAAGTCTTGACAGAACTCGGTGCCAAGATTACATTACCTGAAGTATCAGAAACAACAAAAAAGAAAAAGCCCAAAAAGTCGTAAGTTGTTGATTTAGAAGGACTTACCCTGGGGCTTGACAAATGAGTCCCAGGGTGTTATATTTAATATATACTGCTGATTGACAACAGAAATATTCATGCCGCGTTCGTCTATCGGTTAGGACGCTAGACTTTCACTCTGGTAAGATGGGTTCGATTCCCATACGCGGTACTATTGCCCTATCGTCCAATGGCAGGACAGCAGACTTTGGATCTGCGAATCTACGTTCGAGTCGTAGTGGGGCAATGCAGTGCGATTGTAGTATCACATTTAACCTAGGAGTCTTTATGAAGACCATGTTTGTTGCTGTTGTTGCTGTATTGATGTTTACTGCTTGTGCCAAGAATGCTGAGGAAGCTCAGCAAGGTGAGGCTGCTGCCATTCAAGCCGACACTACGTTTGCCGCCGAGAAGGCAGCAACTGACTCAGTGAAGGCTGTGGAAGTAAAGGCAGAAGTTCCTGACGCCAAGTAAGCTAAACTGATGAGGAGTTAATCTCCGAAACACGGTTTCGGCCGTGTCTTTAGCATCGTGTGTGATTAAAAAAGGGAGTGACAATGATGAGCAAATCACACGCCTACTCATCTAGGAAAGCGGCTCCATGGGGGTCGCACACACATGATGCCTCTACGGGCCTGTAGCTCAGCTGGGAGAGCGCCTGATTTGCATTCAGGAGGTCATCGGTTCGATCCCGTTCAGGTCCATAGTTGGGTGGTTAGCTCAGTTGGTTAGAGCATCTCGTTTACACCGAGA